GCAGGCGTTGCAGGCGTAGACAACGGAGTGCTCGCCGTGCTTGACGCTCTCGACGGTGGCACCCTCGGGGATGACGAAATGCTCGGCATCCATGAGGACGAACTCGCGACAGTGCGGGCAGCGGCTATGGTAGGCCCAGACCTGCTGGGCGGCGAGCATGCCCTTGTAAATAAATTTACCGGCTGGGGTGCTAGCCAGCAACAGTTTGGAGTCGTCGCTGTCGCGGCCGCGTTTTTTGAGCAGGGTGATGGAATCGGTTTCGCCGCCGGAGCGGTCGGCGTTTTTGTCGATTTCGTCGCCGATGCGCAGCTTGCCGTAAAACGAGGACAAAGAGGCCGGGCTGTTGGACCAGGCGGGGATCAGGCGCGGGCCGTGGTTGCAGCGCACCAGGGAGCGGGAGGTGTCGTCGGCGTAGCGGGACAGCAGACGGGCGGTGCGCGGGCTGGCCTTGAGGGCGGGAATGATGCGCTCGCCGAGGGCTTTCTTGGCTTCGTTTTCGCTGGGCATGAGCCAGAAGACGTTGCCGGAGTCGATACCGCGGTCGATCTGCCACATGGCGGCGTTGAGCAGCACCTGGGTTTTCCCGGCGCGCTCGACCATGCACAACCAGACTTCTCGGACCCAGGGCAGGCTAATGAAGTCCATGAGCTTTTTGGTGTGGGGGACGAGATCCTGCCGCCAGCGGCCGGGCTGGGCGTCGATCTCGGTGACGCGGCGGTGCTTTTCGGCCCACTGGCTGACGGTGAGGTCTTCGGGCACCTGCATCCGCTCGCGCACGGCCCGGGGCAGGGTGTAGCGGATCTGCTTGCCGGCGCAGGCGCGGCGCAGCGACTCGGGAAAGAAGTCGGGCAGCGGCTGGGCGAAGATGTCGGCGGTCAGGGCGGGTTGCATCATTCGGCTTCTTCGTCGAGGAAGGTCATGTCGATTTCTCCAGATTCGTACATGGCGCGAAAGGCATCGAAAAGGGCTTCTTCGAGGATCTTTTTGATTTCGGGGGTGCGTTCTAGCTCGCCCTTGGCGGCGTGGATGAGAGCGGGCACGGAGCGGCCGAGGTGGTGGCGGGCCTCGCCCATGATCTGACCGACCAGGGCGCCTTCGCGCTCGAAGACGATATCCCGGGCGATCCAGTTTTTATCCTCTTTACGGTTTTCCATTTTTCGTTTGTCGACCTCTAACTGCAGCCTTTCGATTTCGAGGTCTTCGCGGCGAGCGGCTTTGTCGGCGGAGAGGTTGGCGGCTTTTTTGTCGTGGGCGATGATCTCGGCGTATTTTTTGAGCTCCTTGCGCAGGATGGTGCGGTTTTCCTGCTGGCGGCAGAGGCCGTCACGGATGTCCTGGGAGAATTTGCCGGCGGACGGGTACGGCTTGCCGAAGCGGTTGTGCAGCCAGGCGAGGGCGGCTTTTTGCTGCTCGAATACCTCGGGATCGGCGGCGGCTTCGGCGGGGAAGTAGACCGGCCAGAGGCGTTCGACAACGTCGTGCAGGCCGTTGCGGGCGGCGTCCCAATCGCGTTTGTTGAGCGCCGTCGAGGCTTTTTTATAGGCGGCTATGCCCTTGTTGACGCCGTCGCACAGGGCTTCCAGATCGGCTTTTTCTTGCTGGCTGGCGACGTCCATGAGTTGTTGGGTGCGGTCGGTCATGGGTTTCCTTTACGCCACCAGGTCGAGCGGGCTGCGGGTGGTGATGGCCTGGTTGGTGACGTGGGTGTAAATCTGGGTGGTGCTGACATCTTTATGGCCGAGCAGTTCCTGCAGGGTGCGGATGTCGGTTCCGGCTTCGAGAAGATGGGTGGCGAAGCTGTGCCGGAAGGTGTGGCAGCCTGCGGGCTTGACGATGCCGGCGGCGCGAACGGCGCGGCGCACGGCTTTTTGCAGGGCGGAGGGGTGCAGGTGGTGGCGCTTGCGGACCCCGTCGCGGGGGTCGATGCCCGGGGCGGAGGCGGCGAAGAGGTATTGCCAACCCCATTGCAGTGGTGCCTGGGGATATTTGCGGACCAGGGCGGGCGGCATGCTGGCGCCGATTCCGGCGGAGAGGTCGCGCTGGTGGATTAACCGGCGGCGTTCGGTGTGGTCATGGAGGGCGGTGATCAGGGATTCGGGGAGCATGGTGACGCGGTCTTTGTCCCCTTTTCCGCAGCGGATGGTGAGGGTGCGGCGTTCGAAATCGAGGTCTTTGACGCGCAGGCGCAGGACTTCGGCGAGGCGCAGGCCGGAGCCATAGAGCAGGGAGGCCATGAGCCAGGCGGCGCCGTCGAGTTGTTCGAGCACGCGGGTGACTTCGCGGCGGGTGAGCACGACGGGCAGGCGTCTGGAGCGTTTGGCGCGCAGGGCGTCGATGTTGCCGAGCTCGACCTGGAGGGCTTCGCGGTACAAAAACAGCAGGGCGTTGAAGGCGACGTTTTGCGTGCTGGCGCTGACGCGCTGCTGGGTGGCCAACCAGGTGAGGAAGGCTTCGACTTCGGCGGTGGAGTCGGCGGCGGCGGTGCCGGCGGTGACCCGGGCGACGTGCCAGGCGATGTAACGGCGCACCCAGCCGATATAGCTTTTTTCGGTGGCGAGGCTGTAGTGTTTGAGTCGGATCTTGTCTCTCATTTTGTCGATTACTTGTCCGGCGGTCATTGTGTTGGCCTCCTTTTGTGTTTTCGCGGGGTTAGACTGCGCCGGCCCGGTGTTATGTGGACCTGGCGGCGGGGTAATGGTGGTTCTATTTCTTTTGCCGAAGGCGTCTGTCGATTTCAGCAGCAATCAGAGCGCCAGCTTTCGTCAATTGCCGAACAGGGTCATCCGGGGTGGGTTTCCACCAGTCTTCCGCCCATGGCCAGATCGGCGGCACATCATGCAGCGGAGCATAAATTGAGCTTACGTAGGCAACCGCAGCTTTCGGCAACGGGAACTCTCCATGTTGGTCATCGTGAGCAGCCGTCCACCCCTCAACCTCAATCTGCCTCTTGCGTTCTTCGGCTATCAATTCTGCCCCTGTTTTCATCTCTAACCCTTTCTGTTGGCCTATCGGCCAATCGCCAAAAGAAATAGAACCAATCAGTCAAGCGGACGCCGGACGCTACGCGCCGGGTCCGCCGCTTACCTCATCGTTATAAATTCTTTCTCGCTAAAAGCCGTGTCCATGCTTCAGCCGCGCAAATTGGAACTTGTCCGTTTCCAATGGCCGTAAGCCTGTCCACCCTATCGGCCACCCCATGAGCCACTCTGTCCAGTCCGGATTCAGTGGGCCACCGACGACTTCTCCAAGGTTGCTCTTGCCCCTGTCTGTTTGGCTGTCCTTGTGCATAAACACTCGGCAGGTAGGCCACCAGCCAACATCTGTCCCGCTGGTGTGGCGCACCCACGTCAATCGCTCCCAGCACTCCCCATTCCGCATCGTACCCCATCTCGGCCAAGTCTCCGAGAACACGACCAAGCCCCCGAATAGTGAGTGCTGGCGAGTTTTCCACAAACGCAAAGCAGGGTCGTACTTCACCGATGATTCGCGCCATTTCCATCCACAATCCTGACCGCTCTCCATCAAGACCTGCGCCGTTTCCGGCAACTGATATGTCCTGGCAGGGGAAGCCCCCAGAAACCACGTCAACAACGCCGCGCCAAGGCTTTCCGTCAAAGGTGCAAACGTCATCCCATATTGGGAAGGCTTCGAGAAGTCCGTCATTTTGTCGGGCAGCGAGAACGCTTGCGGCGTAGGGGTTGCACTCAACAGCGCAGACTGTGTGCCATCCAAGCAATTTGCCGCCAAGTATTCCTCCACCAGCACCCGCGAATAAAGCCAACTCATTCAAATTTACCCCCATGCCCTGACGGGCAAGCGTGAAAAAATTTATAATCGGGATAGGGAGCCGCTCTAGCGGCCCCCTCCCACGGCACCGGACATACGGGTCCGTATCCGGCGCCTAGCCTGCTATTCGCAGAGATACTTCATCGGGCAAATCGAATCCATATCAAGTGTCTATCGGGCCGTAGCCGGATGGTGAATCTTGCACCATAGCTGCCGCATGGAAATGAGTCCGATCTTTTCGAAATGTGCGTTGTTCAATCCACTGTTCGTGGCCAATGTCTTCGATAGCCGCCAGTAGCTTTTTCGCGAGATGCCCAAGAAAATGGCATCTCGCTTACTGACCCCCAACTTGATCAGCTCCCGAATTCGACGCCTCGGCTTGCGCCACTGTTTCCAGTAGCACATCCTCAGTCGCCTTCTGATCCAACCGTCTAACTTAACCGCATCATCGAACTTCATTCCGCAACCATAGTGAGCCATCCAACCCTGAACGTATTGTTTCAGGCGGATGATTCTGGACTCTATGGAGATTCCCGGACATCGGCGCGTAATACGCTTCAGCTCCCGTTTGAATCCCTGGACCTTGCTGTCCAGCGTCTTCAACTTCGGACCGTCGATCTTGAATCCGAGCACTGAGCTCTCTCTGACATGACTCACTTTGCTCTTGGCCCTATTCACCGTTACTTTGAGTTTTGCCTCCAAGTAACGGCTTACCGTGGCCAGCACCCGCTCACCCGCTCGTTTCGACCGGACGAAGATCGCCAGGTCATCGGCGTAGCGGACAAACTTGTGCCCCCTGGATTCCAGCACCTTATCGAGATCATCCAGTAGGATATTACTCAATATCGGGGACAGGGGACTTCCTTGCGGAACCCCTTTCCTGGTTGACTGCAGGCGACCATCGACCTCCACTCCGGCACGCAGAAACCGGCCGAGGAGTTTTAGCAGCCCCTTGTTCTTCACCTTCCGGGCCACGCGCTCCATGAGAACGTCATGGTTTACGGTGTCGAAGAACTTTTCCAGGTCGATATCCACCTGGTAGGTGTAACCTTGCCGGTAAAACGCCTGAGCTTGTCGAGCTGCTTGCTGGACCGATCGACCTGGCCTGTAGCCGTAGCTGAAATCAGAGAAAGTATGGTTGAACTTGTGACCGAACACTTTTGCAATCGATTGCATCACCACCCGGTCAATCACACAAGGAATGCCTAGAAGGCGCACCCCTCCGGACTCTTTTGGAATCTCAACCCGAAGCGCCGGTGAGGGCTGGTAGGCCCCCTCCAATAGTTGCTTCTTGAAGGTTTTCCACTTCGGTCTTCCCCACGTTGGAAACTTCCCAATGCTGATATTATCAACGCCGGGAGCCCCCTTGTTGGATCTAACCTTTTTCCATGCTTCGGCTATACTCGCATTGGATACGATGTATTCCACCGATGCAAGATCGACGGGAGATGGTTTCGCCACGCGCCTGGCTCCCAAATCCCCGGTCGGGGTTGACGAGACACCAGAGCTCACGAACACCTCCCAATCACACTGCCTTCGGACCTTTCCCCGAGATCATCCTCGGGTTCTCGTCCTCGGCTGACTTCTGCCATGTTAACGCGCACCCTCGCGGGCTCTGTTCCACGGCTCCCGTTAAGAAGCTTAGGCTGGCAGATCTCCCCGGGTAAGAGCATGATCTTTCCCTGCACAACTACCTCATTTACCATCCCCCAGAAATTCCGGATGGGCTTCGTCATGTTGTGCTGACTCGCCCTGGGGTTCGGCCTTGTATGCGGTTTCTGTCCGTTAGCTCGCAGGTTTGCACTCCGGCTTCCTTCAGGCGGTCGGTCACCCTTCCACCCTTGCCATTGGCTAGTGCTTTTTAAGGTTGTCAAATGCGACACCTTTCCGGATAATGCACAGGGGACTTGCACCCCATAAGATCATGCCCATGCCGGGCACACACAAAACGCTCGAAGCCGACCGCTTCGCGGCGGTTCAGCTCAAACCGTTAACCCTCTTCGCGCCAGACTACGAATTGCGAAGCGGCAGACAACACAGCAAGCAACCGGCCATTCATCTTGATAATTTCTGCATTCTGCCTAAGAATCTCCTCAGTAATTCTCACCACGTCCTGATTCAGTTCAGGTGCATCGAGCATCTCAACCTTGCCGGGAATATTTTCTTTCGTCACTTGCAACCTCCACTCGTAAAGGGTTATAGGATCTCAAGCGTTAAATAATTTCGATCTCGCCAAACCCTTCCAGGTCGTAATACCCGCGAACCCGGTTTTTTTCCTCGACGGCCTGGAATATTGCGGCGACATAATCCTGTCCGGCCTGGCGTTCGAGGATTTGCCAGAGGGTCTCTAAACTGTGGTGCAGGTCGGCGAGCTCCATGTGGATCAGGGGCGTGGTGACTGGCGGCCCGAGTTGGGTGATCTCGTCGACCTCGCTGAGGATGTGGGCAAGTTGGTCGATGAGGGTGTTGCGGCTGACGAAGATGGTTTTCGGCCAGTTGTAGGTTGGCACCGGGTTGTTGCGCTCAAGGATGGCCTGTTTGAGATACATGGCCTGATCGAGGCTTTCTTGATAGGCGTCCATGAGCGGATCGCGGCCGTTGCGGGTCTGCAGGGTGGTGCCGTATTTTTTGACGCCGAAGGCGTCTCTGGCCTGCAGATCGGCGATGACTTCGGGCAGCACGTCTTGCCGTCCGGCGGTGGGCATGGGTTGGGGTTGGGCTGCTGGGTTGGGCATTGGGGCTCCTTATAGTCTGGCGGCGATGGGTTCGAGGTTGATCTTGCCGGGCTCGACCCATCCGGAAGGGTGCAGGGTGGCCGGGGCCATGCGGCGCTGGATGGCGCAGCTGCAGGCCGGGCACTGGTAGATATCTTTGGGCAGCGGGCCGGTGACGGGTGTGCTGCAGAAGGCGTCGACGTCGGCGGTGTGGGCGCAATGGCCGCAGGTGATCAGCATCCAGGGCATGTCTTGGGGATCCTTATTTCAATATCGGCATGAGAAGGCCGCAGCCGCCGTCAAACCGGAAGCGGATGGGGTCGATTACTTCGCCGTGGATGCTGAACTGGATGCCGGGCAGGTCTTTCAGCAGGTGGACGTAATGGGCGTTGACTTTTCCACGCTGCCAGGGGAATGACTCGTGGCGGACATGTTGCAGAGTGCCCCGGCAGAGGTAGCACAAGTCCGTCCCGCCGCTGATTACTCTGCTCCCTCCGCAGGTTTCACAAGGGAAATCATAAGTGTTGAAATCGTTGCTAAAACAAACCTCGCCCTCCCCTTCGCATTCTGGGCAGACGGTCGTTTTGCCGGTGCCTTTGCAGGCGAGACAATTCCTGGGCTTGATATCGAGAATGGGGAGTTGGACCCATTCTCCAAGCTGGTCGTGATCCCACGGAAGCCGATCTACTAAAGGGAAATCAACGGGCGCCTCGTAGTGTTTGTCGGCTGGGACGCGAACGATGACTTTGCCATCGGTGGCATAGGTGTAAGGGCCGATGGTAGCCGGGGTTTTCATTACGGCATTTCGGTGGCAACAAAACATCAGAAGATCGATCATTGGTTTTCCTCCTTTTGGATTTTTCCGCATTGCTCGCATTCGCGCAGGCCCTGGCCGATGTTGGCGAGGTGGCCGTTGCAGTTGGGGCAGGTTTTAGGGGTGGACATTATCATTGGTCGGCTGGCCCTTGTTTCAAGACGGCGTTTTTCTCTTTTTTCGAGAACAGATGAAATCCCACTCGTTTCCCGATCTTGAAGATGGAAAATAGGCCAACCCTGGCCAGCCACTTGTCATTGATCCAGTAAAAACGGAAAGAAGGATATTTGCCTATAATCCCGCGACCGGGGAGGATACAAACCCATGGCAGCGCGCTCAGTAGAGAATAAATAGTTGGGATTTTTGTTTTTGGCATCGTCAATTTCCTTCCTTTTCGCTCACGTGATGCACCTTGGACATGAATCGACCTCTTCAATCCCGGCGGGTCCTTCCTGGGTAAACGCTTGCTGAAACATCCCCTCAACTTTGTCGAAAAACTCGCCGGCCATCTCCATAACCTGGGGCGTGAGCTCGGCGGGCGGATAGAAATCGATGGCGCGCAGGGCGGCTTCTTCGACGCGGTTTACTCGGTTGACCCGGGCGCTGTGTCTGATGGGCTCTGCCTGGCGCAGGCCATCGGCCAGGGCGCAGATGAGGGAGAGGATGAAGGGGCCTTGCCAGTCGGTTTTTCGGCTCATTGGACTATCTCCCAGGCGCCTTTTGTGTCCAGCAGTTTAATTTTGATTTCTTTCACGTTTTTGACGAGAAAAAAAGTTGGTTGAAGGCAGTGGCCATCGGCCCAGGTGTTGATGGCGGCGGCGACTAATTCGGCTAGATCATTTTTTTGTACCAAAGAAACGCCCGGCCACCCCCTGGCATAGTCTTCGGCTAAAAACCATGCCCGTTGTTCCAGACTCTCCAGTAGATCGTCCACTTCCAGAAAATCCCCGGCGCGAAAGGGCACTTTTTCTCCTTCCGATACGGCGAGAATATCCGTGGGCATTCCCCAGGAATTGTCGATTACTGCGTCGACGGCTTCGTCGAGCTCTTCGTGGTCGAATTCTTCGCCGTTGGTGCTGTAAACCTTGGTCATGGTTTTTCTCCTTTTAAATAGTGCATCCAGCTCAAATCCATTGATTATTACGCTTTTGGACCAATTATTACGCTTATTACGCTTATGATTACGGTTTAAGTGTTTAATATTACTATGTTATTACGGTTATTACGGTTATTTGATACATATACGCGCGCGCGTATATGTATCGTGTGGTGTGGTTATGTATCGTCTCGCGCGTATGGCGCGAGGGAAAAAGCGTAATAAGCGTAATAATGCAATTAAATCAATGGGTTGGACCGTAATCATAAGCGTAATAATCGTAATAAGCGTAATCATAAATGGAAGTCTCCGGCGATGGTGAACGCCTGATGGCACTCGGCTAGCCATTGTTCCTGGCTGATGCTTTCCGGTTTGGTGTAGTCGCCACCGGCTAAAAGCTCGGAGGATGGAATAATCATTTTTCGGGTGGTGCGCTCTTCTATCCCTGGCAAAACCCTCACCGGGAAGGGGCCGACCCGCCAACCTGGTTGCATGTTGAGTTCGGCAATGAACTGGCGCCTGTTGCGCGGGGATTTTTCGGCGGCGGCGGCACAGTATTTTTGGTAGGTGGCGAATAGTTGGGTGATAGTGCAGGGGCAAAAGGGGATTTTGTGGATCTCCCCCAGGTACCATTCGCGCAGGAACGAACTGACACTGTCGAGGCTGGCCTCGATGAGCTGGAATTTGGCTTTGGTGTGCAGCGGCTTGGTGTAAACACTGAAATCGCCGAGGTCGAGTGTTTTTAGATGATGGTGTAGGGCGGCAATGCCTCCGGTGATAATCTCGGCCCGGACGGATTTATAAAATTCCGCAGGGAGTTTTTCCGGCGTGTGGACGACCATATAACGTCTGTCGTCGTGTTCGAGAACTAGCGGGGTGGCTTCGTTGGACAAAAAAACCAGGTTGACGTGGTTGCGCTCATCGTGGGCTGAAACGTTTTTTGGGTTGATCCGTATCCACTCGCCCGTGACGAAGCTTTTTAATTTGTTTTTGACGTGGAAAAGCTCGCTGCGGGCGACGACTTCGTCAGCGATAAGAAATAATTTTCGGCTGGCCCAGTCGTTGAATTTGTCTTCGATGGCGGCCTGGTCGACGATCCGGCCGTATTCGCCATAGATCGCCATAATCGTCTCAAAAAACATATTTTTCCCGGTGCCTTGCGGGCCGTGAAAGACCAGGGCGCTTTGCATTTTGGCGCCGGGGTGCTGAATCGGGTAGGCAAGCCAGCGAATGACCCAACTGTAAACGTCTTCGGCGGCGACTTCGTTGCTGCATAAATAGCCCAGCAGCTCCAATATTTTGCTGCAGTCGCCCTTTTTTGGTTCGGTTGGCCAACCGCCGTAGAGGTTGCAGCGGATATTCGGGTCAGTCCCGGCGGGGTCGAATCCGACCTCATCGAGACGCACGACGGTTTTGTGCGCGCGCATATCGCGCCAGCCGTGTTCGGGCAGGATGTCGAGAACGTCGGCCTTGGGAATGAGGCAGTGTTCCTGTTGATCGAACATGGTCCCTTTTCCGCCGTAGACAAAACAGAAGCGCTGCAGGGCTTCGTCCGTATTGAGCATCGATTTCAAGGGCGGACGCTTTCCCCCCCCTCCCCCAGGCGCCGAGGCGGCGACCTCCATGGCGGGGCGGATACAGCCCAGGTCGGACACCTTGGCGTTAATCTGAGCCCCGACGATGCGCAGGCCTTCGGCAACGTGCAAATCGTTAAAATCGGTCTCACCTTTGCGGTCGACCGGTCTTTCGGTCGCAAAATGCGGGGCGATCCAGGTACAGCCGATGGACAGGGCGGCAGCTTGGGCACAGGAAATCCCGGCGTTTTGCTTGCGGTGCGGTTGTCCGCAGTGCTGGCAGAGGTCGCTGGTAACCGCGGTGATTTTGTCGCAGGCGGCGCAGGTCTGCATAGCGTCGTCGTCGGCGCAGATGAGCAACTGACAACGGGAATACTTTTTATGCAGGGCCTTGCAACCGGCGAGCAGGTTGTTGGCGCTCCAGACGACGGCGACGGGATAACCGGTGGCCTCGTGGAGGCTGGCCCCGGTAGCGTATCCTTCGGTGATCAGCAGAATTTCGCGGGGATGGCCGCCGATGAGGTGCCAGGTTCCGGACAGGCCGAGGCCGGCCGGGAAAAACTCTTTATTGCGCTCGATCTTGGCAATGCGCGGGTGGCCTTTTGGCAGGATCATCTGCAGCCCGCGGATGGCGTCTGATCCGTCGCGCATGGGGATAACGACCTCTCCGCGAGGGCCGAAGCGCACGCCGTAGGCTCCCACCTTTTTTACGGTGAGATAATCGCTCGATCCGTTTTCGGATAGTTTGTCCCATTCTGATTTTGCCCGAGCGGCGGCGCGGTTGTGCTGGCTGGCGCGTGCGAGGTCGGCTTTTTTGCGTGCGGATCGCTGCTGATCGGCAAGGGCTTTGCTCTGGTCGGCGGTGAGTCGTCCGGTCTGTTCCTTGTTCAGGACAACTTTCTGTTTGCCGTTGTCGTTGCCCTGGTAGATGCCGTAGGCGCCGACGATATACGGGTCGCTGCCGATGGTGATGGAGGATAGCCAATACCATCCGGACTTTTCGCGGCCGCTGTCTCGGGTGGTGCACCGCTTGACCCGGTCGGTATCGACCTCAAGGCTCATGACCATCAGACCATGGTTGGTGAGTTGATCGAGGACATCGTTGTGATTGATGTGGTAGCTCATTCCGCAACGGCCTCGTTGATAATTTGCTGGACTGTGCATCCAGGAAAGGTTGTTTTAACCGATATGATGTGATCGACCATCTTTGGCAGACAGTCGCGCATGAGTAATATTTCCGGGCCTGTGAAAAGAGCCAACCCCCTGGCTTCGGCCTCGGCGATAACATCAGCTGGCGCGATGGCTGCGGTGTAAACCATGATTTCGCGTCCGGACTTTGTCTGCTTTACTCGGAGGGCATATTCCTGTTTCGGATCCGGGGCAGTGATGACCGGCTCAGGCTCGATAGGCCGCAGGTCGAAAAGACTCATTGCGCCACCTCCGCCAGGGCGATGACTTTATCCCGCCAGTTGAGGATGGTGGTCTGGGTTACACCGATGACACGGGCGACGGCGACGGGATCCACACCGAGGCCGAGGAGCGAGAGCAAGATAAACAGTTGGCGGGGGTCGAGGTGCGACTCCTGCAGCAGGGTGCCGTTGGTCGCTTTGATCTTGCGTTCGCACGATTGGCAAGTGATGCGCTTGAGTTCGCGCCAGCGGACCTGGGCGCGCTGGCCAGTAATGTGGAAGCCACAGCGCGGGCACCGAGGGCCATCCGGATAACATCTCTCCAGGAACCAGTCCGTACAGGCGGCAGCGTCAAAAAACGAGGCCGACAACACGGCCAAGGCATCCGCCGGCAACCAGGTTACCGGCCCTGACGGCCTCTCAACTTCTGCAACACCCCGAAACTTCGACATTTTTGAAAGCAACCTTTCAGTATTTCAGGCAATCCCAAAATTTTAAATGGACCCACAAACCGGGGCTTTGCTGCCCGTAATTGGTGAGAGTGCCAGAAGGACCCGTGAACTATTTTGAGAGGAGCCGATCAATGTGGTGGCTGAAGCGCCGAGGAAAGATCTCGTCAACGGTCTTGGCTGCCGCATCCTGCACCGGCTGCTGCCCGAACATGCTTGCCACGGTGATCACCTTGCGCTCATAGATCGGGAGGCGCTTCCTTCCCACTCGGTTGAAGACACCGACATGAGAGCCCGCACCCTTGCCTGCCGCGACGGAGGCCAGGAACGAATGAGGTAAGCGCGTCACCCCGCCCTTCTTCTTGATCCTGACATAGACCCCGCTCTTACTGGATGCGCGCTTGAGGCGCTGGCCTGTGGTCCTGGTCTGCTTCATTGTGCCACGGTAGGCGGTCGCGCCGAAGTAGCTCAAACTAAACGATCCGCTCTTGGCCTGGACAATCCCTTCGAGGTCGCCATACTTCGCCATCTTGATTGCCCGCAGCTTCGCGTTGAGGTCACTGGCCTTGACGTTCCACTCTGCGCGGATCTCTTTGCCTGCTGCAGTTCGTACCCCACGCACCGTCTCGTTGATCGCCTGGCTGGCAGCCTTGCCCACAAGCCGCTCGTCAAACATCCTCATGGCCCGGTCAAGTCCTTCGAGCTTAATCCTCAGCATGATGATCTCCTTTGCAGGATGGGAAACCCCGCCTGGCGGGAGGGGCGCGGGGAGGGGGATGAGAGAACACCATCAACCCCTCTCTCATAGTTCCCGCGATAGTCGCAGCAGGCAGGGGACCGGTCGCCCCTGAAGCAGGCGAAGAAGGACTCCCGGTGCTGGGCCGGTTCGGCACTGCATCGGCCGGAGTAGTGACAGGTGTTACAGGTGACAAAGATCATACGTACTCCCTCAATCCCGCCAGGCAGGGTAATAAACCTCACGGTGGTCGGTCAGTTTGGGCGGGGCTGGTTGCTGAAGATCCTCCGCGATCGCGTCCACCTCCTCCGGCGTCAACACCTTGACCTGGTCGCTAAGGGATGCCCTGATTTTGG